GCGGCCTGCTCGATCTGGCTCACCAGATCAGGCTCCTGAGCTTTCAGTTCTTCGAGTGTCATGTGATTTTTACCTCCTTCTGGTTTTGCCGCCTTATTGGTCGGCCTTTTATTTGCGGCCGGTCTTGCGGCCGGTTTCGCACTTTTCTGGATCGGGATCGTCCCCGGTATGTTGCGCAGCCCTTCGACGTTATGGCCTATCCCGTTGACGTAGAGGACTTTCCGGTCGCGGCTCATGCTCATGTCGGGATCGTCCTCGTCCTCCTTGATCGCGTCCGCGAAGCCCTTCTCCAGAGCTTCCCGCCCGGTCATCCACGTTTCCTTTGTCATCATGCTGCGCAGGGTGTCCACGCCGAGGCCGGTCTTTCCGTCGTAGATTTCAGCGACGGCACGCTCGCTGGCGTCCATTCCCTTGATTAGCTGCTTCATGTCCTGAATGTTCAGGGAGTCCCAGAGCAGGACGCTTACACCGTGGATCATAACGAGGGATCCGGGGTAAACGGTCACGGTGTCACCGGCGCACATAATAACGCTGGCGGCACTGGCCGCGATCCCTTCCACGACGACGTTCACCTCTCCGCTGAGCGCTTTCAGGGCGTTGTGGATAGCGATCCCGGTGTAGAGGTCGCCGCCGCAGCTGTTCAGCTTTACTGTGACGCGGCCCTTGTCCTTGACGGTCGCCAGATCCTCCATGAAGCCCTCCGGCGTGATGTAGAGGCCGGGCTCCGGTTCCCCCGTCCACCAGTCAACGGGCTGCTGGCTCATAACGTCGCCGTAAAGGGTGATCTCGCCCTCGTCCTCGCCGACGCTCGCCATGTTCCAGAACTTTGTCGCGGGCGTTGCCTGCGGTGCCGCTGCCGGGCCCATGCGTATGTTGCTATGTTTTATTCTCATTGGCTTGCCCTCCTATGGCTTGTTTTATTTGCTCCCTTATAACGAGGTCGCGTAGGGCATGAGCGCCCCGTCTGCGGGCCGTTTCAGGGTTGTGCGGGTTGTTGTCCCCCTCGGCCGGTTCGTCGCCTTCCTGCGGTTCCTGCGGGCCTTCACCGCCGCCAGACTGGTGCGGATCCGGTGCTTGCCCTTCGAGCTTTTCGTTTTCCCGCTGGAGCTGTTCGACGTTGGCGTCCCACTGGCCGCCGTTGAGGCGGATCGTGCTTTGCTCGTGCGTTGAATAGCCTTCGCTGCACGCGAGGATCTCCGCGGTGATTTCTTTCACCGGATCGAGCTGTCCCTGAGACGGGCCCAGCCACTCGCTGCCGAGATATGCGGCGCGGATCATTGGATTGGTGAAAAAGCCCGGCGCATAGATACGCCCGCGGGCCACGGCCTCGCTCATCCAGATTTCATAGCAGGGGCGGCAGAAGTCGTCAGCCAGCCACTCCCGGCGCATTTTGAAGGCTTTCCACGCTTCCAGCAGGGCCGCCCGGCTTGCGCTGTATGAGCTGTTGAATTGTTTCAGCAGCAGATCGGCCGGTACTTCCAGAGCCGCGCCCACCTGAGCGCTGATTGCAGCCGCGAACTTGTCGAAGCTGCCGTTCGGGTGCGTCGGGTTTGCAAACTCCACGTCCTCGCCGGGGCCCATGATGTTGACTTGTCCGGGGCCCATGCTGTACTCGTTGGGGCCCTTCGGCTCACCCGGCATGTCGGGATCCGTCTGGTTGAACGGGTTCTCGTCCGTCGGTGCCTGCGTTTTGATGAAGGCGGTATAAAACGACTCCACCACCGCGGCCATGAGCTCGGACTCGGTGTAGCGCCGGAGCTGGAGCAGGGGCTCGATCACCTGCGCGAGATAGCTCACGCCACGGTATTGATCCGGCCGCTCGGTGTCAATCACATGCAGCACGTTGGGGAGCCCGGTGTGTTCCTGATACGCCAGCACGCGGGCCCACGTCGTCGTCGGTGCTCCGATCTCGAATGGGTAATTGCTGCGTATGTGGTAGGCCACCACCATGCCGTCCGCGTCCACCTCCACGCCGTCGTATATCGTGTTGCCGGTTTCCGTGTTCTTTCCGGTGGTGAAGGTTATCGAGCCTCCGGCACCATACCCGCCCGGCGTTGCGATCCGGTCGGACTCAATCAGGTGTACCCGCAGGGAGTAGGGGAGCAGCGGGGTGGTGCTGTATTGCTTGATAATGCCTATGCAGTCACCGGAGAGCAGCCACGACACAAGCGCGAGCTGCTGGAGCCCGTAGAAGTTGTTCATGCCCGTGGCGTCGCAGGCTCTTTTATCGCTGGCCCAGAGGTTGAACTCCCGCTCGGTGGTTTTCTGCCAGCTTTCTGCCTGCTCTGCGGTGAGGCCCAGCACTTCGCGGTCGATCCGGCTTTTCAGGCGCAGGCCGACGCCTACCACGTTTGTGCGGTTGGTCTTGATCGCGGAGGTGGCGACGGGTGCGGCCATGTATAACATGCGGGCCCGCTGCCTCATGGTGAAGTTGTTGAAGTCTATGTCCTCATGTGCGGATCCGCTCGGAGCGTTGAAGCCCTTCACGGCCCGCTTTCTCCAACTGGCCCCGGCCTCCCCGTAGCCTTTATTCTGCGGGCGTACACTGTCGGGCAGATACATTCCCATTTTTTTGTCGTACCTGATTTTTCTCACCTCCTTGTCATGGAATAAAAAACGGCAGCAGCCGAAGGGATAAAGGAGCGGAAACTCCCTCCGGCCGTGCCGTAGTAAAGCCGGGGGTTCCGGCGTTTACCCTTACCAGTCATGCGGGACTACGCCCAGCGCACGGCGGGCGCTCCTGCCCGCCAGTTCTGCCTCCAGCTCCCTGATCCGGGCGCGGAGCTTTTCGATCATGTCCTGAATATCTTTCAGGGCCGTGCTGTAATGTTGAAGATTGCGGGAGCCGATCCCATAGCTTTGCACGCCGTTTTTGTCCAGCATGTCGGCCTCGCGTTTCAGATAAAGGGCCAGACGCTCGCGTGTCTGCGTGAGCTCGGCCTGAATTATTTCTCGTTGCCTCATGGCGTTGCCTCCTTACCATTCGTCAAATAGTTGCGCCGCTGCGTTTGTCCGGCGCTGCTGCGGTGCTGCAGCACGTTTCGGCCGCGGCTGTTCTGGCAGGCTTTTGAGCCTGCGCTCCACAGCCTCCATGTCGGGGTTAATGATACGGAAGCCACCCAGCGCATAGTTGCGGCAGTCGAGCGCCTCGTTGCGCTCATGGCCGGGGATCTTCACCCACGCCCAGCTGTTGCCCCGCTTTGTCTGCGTGAGCTCCAGCTTCTCAGACAGCAGGCCGTTGAAGTAGTACGAGTCGTAGCCGTAGGACTCGCCCCGCGGGAAATGGCAGTATTTCGCGCCGGGTTCCTGCACCCGCACGTTTGACATGATCGCCTCCTTGCCAGCGTCCACGCCGAAGGTGTAAAGCCAGCACTTGCCGATCACCTGCTCATTTACCACGATTTTGACTTTCGAGGGCGGCGTCACGAAGGGGATCCCGTCGCCGCCTTTTCCCTTGATAGCAAAAACGCGCTTGTTTTTCCGGGCCCGGCAGCGCAGGCGCACCTCTTGGGTGTAGTGGCCGCCTTCGTCCACGCAGGTGATTGAGATCCGCAGGCCGCGCTTGCTGTCCTTGAAGCGGTACACATGATCGATCACGTCGTCAAGCTGCTGCCATACGTCGTCGGTGTCCGGCTTCCCCATGATGTAGCCTTTTTTTATGCCCCACGTTTCGCCGTAGTAGCCGTGGCCCACGACTTCGTACTCCAGCCGGTTGTCCTGCGTGTCTACTCCGCAGGTGAGCACCAGCACGCCCTCCGGCAGCTCCACCGGGGAGCCGTCGGCATTGGTGCCGTAGTCCTCGCGGCGGGCCAGCATGGTGTCCTCGTCGATTGTGCCGCCGCGATCCTCCCAGAGCTCGCCCAGCTTGGTATTGTAGACGACTTTCAGCTTTTGCGGGTTGTCCTTGGCTCCGAGAAATTCAAGAATGATTTTCTCCCACGGCGTCCACGGGGACGAGAAGGCGTTCAGCCAGAAGGAGCGCACGCCGGTGGCGTATGCCTCCGGGTTCTCGGCGATCCATTTTGCAGGCTGCCGCCGCATGGTTTCCTCCGGTATAATGCAGCCGCAGTTAGGGCAGGCCCATGTGATCGGGCCGTTTATGGTGTAGATTTTCTTCCCGCGCACCTTTTTGACGGTGTGCTCATAATGGATCCGGTCAAATATGATTTCGCCATACTCGCCGCACTCTGGGCACTGGTGGCACCAGCGCTCTTGTGTGCCTTTGTAGTAGCTGTCCTCAATGTTCGAGGCTCCCTTTATTGTTGGGGTTGATACCTCAACGGCTTTCGCGTTGTAGAATGTGGTTTGTCTGGCCTCTGCCAGCGCCCACGGATCGCCCTCGGTTCCGGCGCTTATGGCCCAGCGGTCGCGCTCGTCGCCTATGATGTAGCGGGCCGGAGTGGAAGCCAGAGCGGAGGCGCTGTTTGAGCCGGTGATCGTCAGCATACCGCCGGGGAAAGATTTTTGCAGGATCGTGTTCCCGGAGTCCCTCGTCTTTACGTCCGACACTTTCGCCCGCAGCGCCCGGCTGTCCCGTATCATAGGAGCGATCCGGAGACGTGAAAACTTGCGGGCGTCCTCCAGTGTTGGCTGCACAAAGAGGATAGAGCCCGGATCTTGGTCGATAATGTACGCGATTATGTTCAGTTCAAGCTCAGACTTTCCCACCTGAGAAGCCGCCACCATAACAATTTTTTTCACCTTTGGATCGGTGAACGCTTCCATAGGCTCCCGGAGGTAGGGCGTGCGCGACGTGCGCCACGGGCCTGCCTCTGCGGAGGTTTCCGGCGATAGGCGGCGGTGTCTATCGGCCCATTCTGCCACCGTCAGATCCTCCGGCGGTTTGAAGTTCTGGACGGCCGGAGCTATGGCTGCGTTGAGCTTCCTTGCGGCTTTTTTAGTCGTCGGCTTCATCTGCGAGTGCTTCGCCCCAGCCTTCGCGATCCCTTACCCGCCGCTGATAAACTTCGGGATCGTATTGATAGCCCGCGAGCTCGTTCAGGATTTTGTGACACTCGGCGCGGATCAGTGCCGAGGCTTCGTTCGCGCTGGCCGCCTGCGCAACGTCCATAGCGAGACGGCCGGGCAGGGCCATTATCATGCTGCGGACGGTGTAAACGAGGTCATTTGTTACGGCCTCCACGTCCTCGCTCCGGTGCATTTTCCCCTCCAGCTCTTTGAGCTGCATTTCTGCGATCTTGGCCTTGCTCTGTTTCAGGTCTGCCTCGGCCCGCAGCTTGTCGGCTTCGGCCTTTGCCGTGTCGGCCGTCTTTGCCTCCTTGCCGTTGGCCCGTTCCCGCAGGTGCTTTATGTACGCCTTTACGGTCGGCAGCAGGTCGAATTTGTACGGACGAGTGGACGCCGCAGGAAGGACGCCAGACTTTGCGAGCTGCTGCACCCGTCGCTCGTCGAGGTCAAAAAGTTTTGCTATTATTGCGGTTGTTTGCAGGTTTTGTTTCGGTGCTTCGGCCATGGCGTCACCTCCTTTCTGCGCGGCTGGCGAAACGAAACGGCCTGAAAAAAATTTCCTGAGCCTGCTCGTCTTTTGGGCTCGCAAGCACCGCAGGGCTTTTGCGGGCTTCACAGTACCTTGCGCGGCTGCTCGGCGCGGGCTCGTTTGCCCCTTGGCCTTGTGTGCCCCGTGGTGGCCTCTGTGTGGCCCTCTGGCGGCCTTTGCGGCCGGTGGTGTGGTCTGCTTGCCCTCGGCCCTTGGTGCCCGTGTGTGGGGCTCTGGTGGGCTTGTGTGGGGTGGTCTTGGCTGGCTATCTCATGGCCCGCTCTATGTGGTGGTTGAAGCGCTCGTCCAGCTTGGTGTTGATTGTCTGTTCGATTGTCTCGCGGGCTCTGCCGTCTATCATTTGAGGCACGGACAGAGTGCGCACGGCCTCAATCGGCTGGCGGTTGTCCCCGCTCTTTTGGTAGGGCAGCACGACGCCACCGCGCCCGGCGGTCAGGAATGTGTCGCTGCTCATGGCTGAGCGCTGGCCCTTAATGATCGTGGCCTTTACGGTGTAGGGCTTCGGCGGCCGTACCATAGCCACGGGGGATCCTGCGGCTATAAGCTGGCCGGGGATCCGGATCGGGTTCTTCTGTTTGGTTGTGGGTGCCTGCTTCGGGCTCATTTTGAAGTGAAGCGGCGTCAGGGTTCTGCCCTTATACTCCAGCGTTGCCCCGTCCACGGATATGCCCGCGACTCTGATCGAGGTATGCCCGCGGCTCGGCCGTTTGGCTGCTTCCTTTATGGCGGCAGCGTCCACGCCGTAGTGCTCGCGGATCCCCTTTGATACCCAGCCGGGCCCTCTGGTTGCGAAGTCCGACACGGTGCGCTTGATTGCCACCTCGCCGCCGTCCCGTAGCTTCTGGAGCTTTTTCACAATGTCGCCCGCTCCAGAATGGGACACGGTAAAGCCGCCCCTTGTGTGCCGGGCCGGGCCCGTGTTGAATAGGTCACTCATGGTGCCCGCCTCCTTTCCGGTGCATGTGAAAAGCCGCCCAGAGGCGTGAGTGCTTTCCAGACGGCTTTCGCTATTGTATAGGGTAGCACTTTGGGTTTATCCCTTTCAATCCCCTTTTATCCCTTTTTATCCCTTTTTGTCCCCCCGGCCTTTCCACAATGCCGCCGGGTGATGTGCATAAAAAGGCCCGCCTCCGGCCGTTTGGTGGCTTTTGGCGGGCTTTTTACTCGCTTTCTTTTGTCTGGGCGTATATCTTCGCCAGAGCTTGCAGGGCAGAGCCGTGGAGCTTGAATGTCCTTTTGAGGTACTTGTCGGCCTTCTCGGCGTAGTCTGCTTCTCCACTAAATAGGGCCGCGCATATCGGCCACCATTTCACATGGTCGAGGTAGTGCATTTCTATGACGGTCTGCTCGTCCGGCCGTTCCATTTGCTCGATCATGTCCTCCAGCTCTTTGCGTTCTGCGGCTTCATCTGCGATCATGTCCCTGATCGCCTGCTGGAGCTCCAGCTTTTTGAGGACTTGCCGCTCGGTCTTGCTGGAGCCGTCACCGCCCCCGCTCGGTTCCCCGGATAGGTTCGGGCTCGAAGGTGCGCCCATGACGGACTCCAGATACTCCAGCCGCTCGATCTGGTTATCAATCCGGCGCTGGAAGGCCGCGTAGTGCTCCAGCTTTTGCTTGATCGCGTCGGTTTCCTTTGGCTTTTTGGTCTGGCTCATGGGCTCGCCTCCTTCCTGCTGCTATTCCGTGAACATTTGCTCGAATTGCTCACGGGCCAGCTCCTTGCCCTTCCTGATTAGCCGGATCCCGGTAGTTTTGCCAGTGGTCTTTATGTATCGGCGCACAATTACGTCCACAAACTGGGGCTCCATTTCTATGAGAAACGACGCTTGCCCGACACTTTCGGCAGCGATCAGGGTAGTGCCTGATCCTCCGAAGGTGTCAAGGACGCCCTCGGCCCAGTCCGTATTGTCGAGCAGTTTTTCCAGTATTTCTACCGGTTTTTGTGTTGGGTGAAGCTCATTCCCGGAGCGCGTGGCTTCCAGTACGTTGCCGTAGCCCTTGTGATTGTCCCATTTTGGCTTTGTGCGGTGTGCAAACATGACGAGCTCATGCTGAGCCCTCCAGCCGTTCCCCATGCCGGGGCTTTTCTTGTTCCACACGATCATATTCCGCACGCCGAGGCCGGATCCTTCCACGAGGTCGAATAAATACACCCACATGCGCCAGTCAGTGAAGATATAGGCCACCTTTACGTCCATGGCTCCGAGTACGGCCTTCATTAGCACCTGATAGCCTCGTGTTGAGAGGTTGTCGCTGCTGATTGTCGGCGTGGTGTAGCCGCCTTTTCCGTCCGATTGTTTCGATCCTATGGATCCGGTTACTTTCCCGGACTCTTGGAAGCCGCCGGAGCAGTAGGGTGGATCGGTGAGCAGGATCTCCGGGTGTGCGCCGTCCAGCAGCAGCTCCCGATCTTGTTCGCTGGTGGCGTCTCCGCAGACGACACGGTGGCGGCCGAGGATCCAGAGGTCGCCCTTTTGGGTGACTGTTTCCTCCGGATCCGGCGGCTCCGGTATGTCGTCTGGTTCGTGGAGGTCGTTGTGCAGAGCTTCTGACAGCGCGGTGACGAGGCTCTCCACCTCGTCCTCCGTGTACCCGGTCAGCTCCATGGGGATCTCGCCGGTGTCAATCTCCGCGAAAATGTCGGCCAGCAGCCGGTTGTCAGTCTCGGCCAGCTCCGCGATCCGGTTGTCTGCCACCAGATCGGCGTATTCCTCCGCGTCGTTGGTGTAGTTCTGGTAGTCCACTGGGGCCTCTTTGATACCTTCCAGAAGGGCAGCAGAGAGGCGGCCGTGTCCCTTTACTATGAAGCCGGAGCGCTTCGAGACGGTGATCGGCTGCCTCCAGCCCGTCTGTCTGATTATGCGGCCGAGTAGTTGGATCTGGCTGTCCGGGTGCTGGTTCGGGTTCTTCGGGTTCGGTACCAGCTTTGCCACGTCCACGATCGCGTCGTGGGCGCAGAATACCGGCACGCCGTCGGCCCATGCTTTTGGCTCTGCTTCTGTTTGATAGTCGCTCATGTTGTCCTCGCCTCCTTAATGGTTTTCAGGATCCGCTCGCGCAGAGCCTTGTCGGTTTCTCTGGGTTTCCGGCTCAGGTTGTACCGGCCGGCCGCTTTGTCCAGCACCTCGCCGTGGGCCAGCAGCTTGAAGTCTTTCCGGATCCGGTTCACCACGCGCCGGGTGCGGTTCCAGCGGTGCAGCTTGCAGGCCAGTATAACGGCATTTGCCAGAAGCACGCAGCAGAACATGAGTGCGCACATGATACCCACATAGCCGAGAGCCACGCCCGGCCAGCTCCATGCCAGCCGCCCGCTCATTTTGCAGAAAAGCAGCAGCAGGGCCGCCAGTGCTGCGATCACGGCCCACACTCTGTCAAATATGCGGCTTGTGTTATTTCTTTCTTTCACGGTTTGCCCTCCTTCTTTGGGCCCGGTTTCCGGCCGGGTTCGGTTTGTTCTGGTAGGGGCTTAAAAAGCCCGCTTTGACGGCACACTCGGTACAGAGAAGCGCTACGCCCTGCGCCTCTTTGAGCTTGTCGGCCTCCGGCATTTTCCAGCACTTGCGGCCGCAGTTCGGGCAGCTTACCGGCACCCAGTCCGGGTGCTTTGCCTGCACGTCGCCGTTTATGTTCTTGTCAAGCGGCAGGCAGAGGATCCCGCCCTTGTCGCTGTATTTCCTCGGCGTCAGGTCGAAGCCCTTTGCACGAAGCTGATCGCGGGTGTCGTTCTTGACTTCCTGCTGCACGACTTCGAGGACTTCCACCTGAGCGAGCTCCAGACAGAACGCGCCCTGCGGCTCCCACTTCTTTGCCTTCCAGTCCTTTGCGAAGTCCTCCAGCGTGTCGTAGCAGCAGAGCCCGGCCTTTTCCTCGGTGATGAACATTGTTTCCATTACGGCCTCGTCGTCTGCGTCGTCCCAGCCGAAAAGGTGCCAGCTGTCGTAGTTGTCATAGTCCCACTGGGAGAAGTGGAGCGTGCGGCCGTCAATCGGCCAGCCGGTGCCTTTTACGGTTCCCTTGATGATCTTCGGCTTGTATTCCATGGTTTTGCCTCCTTTTTTTGAAAAGCATTTGCTTTTTATGCTTTTACTTGCTTTATTGTGTTTTGCTCTGTTTTTGCCTGAATTTGTCCGGCGCGTCGCAGGTGCTCCAGTGCGGTGTATAGCCCCAGCCCGTTGCCTCTGCCGGATCGTCCACCGGCTCGCAGCTTATCACGTCCCCGGCAGGCGTCACCAGCTTGGTGCTGCCTCCGGGCTTCGTGCGGTAGTTCACCGGCTTGGCGTCGCACGGCATTGAACGGCCGGAGCGGGTGCGGATCCAGACGATTGCTGCCCCGCAGCTTTTACATGTTCTTATATTCATACGCCCACCTCCTTGCCCTCCGGCGGCTCCCAGTTCCAGAGCCCCTGCCTGCCTTTGGCCGGTATCGGCTCCGGCAGCTTTTTGACGTTTGCCAGCTTCCACGCATACCGGCCCGGCGTGTAGTCGCCGAGGGCCAGCTCGTCCGGCGTCAATGTGGTGATGTACTCCGGCGTTATCCTGATACAGTCCACGAGCTCGGCGGTGGCAAGTATGCAGCCCATAGGGAAGGTTGCTGGGCCGTCGATTATCTCCGGCAGCTCCAGCCGCCTGCATATTACTTCCCGCGCCTCGTCGTCCATGTAGAGGTTGCTCCATGTGTGCTGTATTGCCTTCATGGCAGAGTGGATCGCGATCGGGCCGCGGTATTTCGTGGCCCAGCTTCGTGTCTCGTTTCCTTTGATACCGGCAGCCAGAGCCCCGGCCCATGGCTGCCATACGGTGATCGCTTTCATTTATCCCTCGCTTTCTGCCGTCCAGATAATAGCGGAGCGCCCCGTCACGCTGCACGCCCTCTTTCCGGCGTTCCTTATTTTTCCGGCTGCCTGCGCTTTGGTGAGGATCGGGCCCACGTCGCTGCGGCTTACCTGCTGCCCCCGGTCTGCCAGAACGGCGGCGATCTCGTTTGCCGTCATGGCCTCGTCCCGGATCAGCTCCAGCACCATGTCGCGGAGGCTCTGGCCCATGTCAGGGCTGCGCCACACAATAACGGCAGAAGGGAAGGGCGCGGAGTCTTTGGCGTTGCCGTCCTCGTCCGTGAATTTGAGACGCCCACGGAGGAAACGGATCTCGGCGGCTTTCCCGTGCAGTATGTAGTCGTGGAAGTATGCAGTGTCGGTTCTTGCCGGTATGAGCATAACAACGACGGTACCCTGCTTCTGGCTTTCCTCGTAGCCCTTGCGCACCCAGTCGCCGATCTGGCGTCCGTAGGGAGGATTGCAGAACACACAAGAGCCCCCCCAATCCATTTTCAGGCCGTCGTCGGCAGGGGTGAAGTATTTCGCGCACTTTGCGCTTTTATCGGTAGCGGCCGGATCAAGGTTGAAATGAAACTCCCGATCCAGCTCGGCGAAAAAGTCGGCCGGAGTACACCAGTCCAGCTTTTTGCTGCTTAACAATGCCTCATTCATTTGTCTGATCTCCTTTCTGTTCGCTGTCTGGAGCGTCAAGCTCCACGCCTTCCAGCAGTTTGAGCACTCCGGCGATATATTGCACCCGGTAGGGCTCCAACTCGGCCAGCTTCATGTGCTTGTGGCCGTATATGTCCTTCATGTCGCGCCAGACTTCCCACGGCACCCGGAAAAAGTCTTGCAGGCCCACGCTCACCAGAACGAAGGCAGCAGCGCCGAGGCCGTGGTGGGTGCTCAGGCTTTCCACCTGCTCGTCGGTGAGGCGGCTCTGTTCGATCCGGTCGCTGTCTGTATGCTTTGCCTCGAATACCACGGCCCGGCCTCCGGTGAGGGTGCCCTTAAAATCAGGCTGTCCGGCCTTGATGTAGCAGGCAAGAAACTGGCCCTGCCGGTTCGGTGGCCGGAGAGGGCGCATAGGCTCCGGCGTCTTTTCGACGTAGGCCACGCCCTTGTCCTTGTACCAGTTCAGGCTTGCGGCGATCAGGTTCTCGAAGTGTTCCCCGGCCCGCTTGCTCTGGAGCCCTCGCTGGCTTCGCTGGATATTGGAGAGGGCGGTCGCTGCTGTGGGATCCGGGTAGCCCTCGCGGTTTTTCCCCGGCACCATGTCCCAGCTCACGCCTCTGCCTCCAGCGTTATGTCGTGGCCGGGGTGCTTCCTGAGCTCGTGGGCCAGCTCCACGACGGCCTCGCCGGAGATCCTCACGGTGGTGGACTCCACGGC